ACGACGTGCCTTTTCTAACATAGACGTTCCATAAGGAAGTTTTCTATCATCACCTAAAATTCTAAAGTGACCAACTTCCCATGTGTTAAATTCCATATTTTTTTCTTTCCAAGTAAACTTCAAAGCATCGTTCTCCATTTCTTGTGAATACTTATCGGGTTGGAACCTCATTCCTTTTTCTAATCTTTCGATTTGGATATTTGGTAATTGTTGACAACCAACAATACCTTTTTCAGGGTCTAATTTTAAATAAACAAAGTTGTCACCAAACTTACATGTGTTTCTTGTCCACATAGGTAAATTGGTGTTAATATCTAATCTATTATTAAATAAGTCAGCAAGAACTGATTTTATTCTTTTTGATTCAGAATAAATTTGTAACATATGACCATCTTTGTCTGGTGTTGTTGACTCCTCACCATAGATGTCTAATGCTGCCGATATTTCAGGTGTATACTCCATAGATTCATAATCATAATATGATGCCATACGAGTTGGTTCATAATAAACCGCTTGGGTATATAAGTTACTCTCAACTTTTTGCCATTGTTTACCAATGTACATGGTTTGTTGAGCCTGTAGTTTTTCTTTTTCAAACTCAGTTTTATCTGTAGTTTTTAATAATTCTTTTTTATCAAACTTAAAAACGGGAGCTTGCTGGTCTAAAGTCGCATTAGGTCCAAAAACCTTACCCAATCTTTGCCATACCGTATATTTTTGTTCTGCCATAATATTTTTATTTAAAAGATAAGTCGATAAAAGTTAAATTAAACTCTTTTACCTCCGAATAACCATAAATACTTTTCATAATCATTCTTTGTTGTTTGATAACTTCCTGACCTATATTGATTATAAATATCCACAGGTACTCCTGGATTAAAATTTGAGGACGAATCTTTAAAATCTCTCTTTTCTGTGGTCCAAGATTCAATCATTGCTTTTGCTTGCTCTGTTGCCTTTTCTAATTTGGCAAATGAAGATTCCCCGACATAAATAGCCATAGCCATAGCCATTATTAAATCATCGTGTTGACCCTTTTGGTGGTCAGGCCTTCCATTCACATATACAAACGTATTAAGTTCATTAAACAATCTTTGAGACCTAATAATAAACCCGAATCTTAACGCCTCTTCAAATGCCTGAACGATTAAAACTCTTTTTGAATTAAAATTAATTCCAGGTATTTTATCATTTTGTTTTGGGTCCCATTTCCATTTATCCGCAGGATTAATCCCATCCACATATAAGTTTTTATAACCAAGTTCTTGGAGTTTACGAGATGTTGCAACACCCATACCTCCAGTGATATCAGTAACAATAAACGAGTTATACATATTCGCCCATTTGAACGCAATCTCAGCCACCACATCAGGTGGAACTTTACCGATATATTCTAATACTTGTTCCCTATCATCAAAATCGATAATCGTAAAAGTTGTAAAGTCTTCACTGTCACCACGAGATACATCAATACCCATAATATATTTATGACCTGCGATTGGTTCTTTCCATTGCCACAAAGCACCTCCCATAAATTTATTTTCAGGTTCTTTGATATAATTTTCTTTGATTTTTTTCATGGTTTCAGGTGGAACCACATTATCCCCCGAACCTAAAAAGTTACACTCTAACTCTTGTGATATTTTACGCTTATCAAATTTTAATTTTTTTGACATCGCCTCAAACCACGATGAGTATGGTCTATAACCACTTTCAACCTTTTGTTTTATTTCTTCAAAATCTCTATCGGTAACTTTAATGTCTGTATAATCTATGGTTAATACGTCATCTTTATAATCACCCCTATTTAACATGTAGTGAATTATATCATCAACCTTTATTAGTTTTAAATCTTTAGAATAACGAGGGTCACGAAACCAATACATTTCAGTTATTCTAAAATCATTCATCCCTTTAATAGCCTGACTGTATATTGAATAATAAATCGGGTCGAATCCGTTTGGTGTTGAAATTACAATAACTTTACCTCCTGTTGAAAGGGACGCCATACATGCTGACCAAAAATCTTCATCAGCGTCAATATATGCTGCCTCATCGAAAATAAGAATAGTAGGAGTATAACCACGAAGTGCATCTTTTGATGTTGCAACTGCTTTAACCTCACAACCATTAGTTAATTTAAAGTGTCTTGCAGCGTTTTTTTCAGGAGAAAACCCCACACCCAACCAATTAGGCCATTGTTCTACAAACGCACGAACTTTGTTTGCCATCTCGACGGCAGTATCAAGTTTGTTTGCGATAATCAGGATTTTTTCCGGTTTTGATTTTTTAGCAAAAACTAATCGTTTTGATGCCCAAGCGGATGTGACCGTAGATACTCCAGCTTGACGATACTTTAATGCGATATTTTCTTCACAAGTATCATAATCGTTAACCAAGGTTACTTGGTCATTAAATAATTCTAACGGTACGTATTTGGATTGTGTGTTATCGTAGGTTTGTAAATATGTTCTTAGTGCGTATGGCGTATCATGAGCACATTTAGCATATTCCAGTAGTATTTGTTCTTTTGAAAGAGACATTCATTATTTGTTTCTTCTAATGTAATTTAGTAATTCACTTTTTGTAGTGTGAGGAGGTAAATGATTCTCAATAATTTTTAGAATACCTTCTTCTAATTTTTCTACTTCATTTTTTTCCTCAACCTTTTTAGGTAATCCTTTGTGTTTTGTTGATGCAAAATCCTCAAGTTCCTTTTTAGACATTTCTTTTGCCATTTTTTGAACTTGTTTAGTGACTTTTGATTTAGGTGTATCTCCTCTTTTTACCGAAAGAGCCAATCCCATAATTTTTTGTTGTTGTTTTGAAACGGCTTTTTCTTGTAATTTTGTTTCAGTTGGCATCTCATCAGGACCTTGTTTTTGAATTGGGTCTTGGTCGTCCTCACCTTTATTTACATTTGTAACATCTTCTTCTTCTCCTTCAGTAAATTCACCTTCAGATTGTGTTTGTGTAATTACAGTTTTACCACCATCATTAGAAATGGTCGCACCACCAATTGCGGTTTTTGCTCCCGAAGGAAGCTCAATCACCTTTGATGAAACGGTTTTTTCAACCGGTTTTGGTTGTTCTGAAACAATTTTATTAAATAACACATTTAATTGATTTTCAGTTAAGTTTTCTAAAGTATTCATTGAAAACCCCTCGTGAAGAAGTTTAACTATTTTAGGATTCATATGTTTCATCACTTACTAAATTTTTTTCCCATTTTAATACGATATCTTTTTCGTATAATTTATTTTCTACAATTTCAATACTTTCTCCGTATTGAAAAACTAATCTTTTCCCTTCGTAATCACCAGGTTTTTCCCAACCTAAAGATATCACACCATCAATAGCATCATACATCCCGAAAAAATCTGAGTTTTGAATTAAATCTAATTCTACTTCAGAATTTTTTAATACACCAACCTTTTTAATAAATTCCACATGTGGTGGTGTAGGTTTTCCGTTTGCAGTTTCACTATCCCAATCTTCACCATAAACGTCATCCAAATCAGAAAAAATAAATTCGTAAATATTATCTCCCCTAAAGTTTGGACCTAATTCGTTTATAAAAACTAAATTCATATAGTTCTACCGTTTGGTGTTACTTTAACTTCTTTCCCGTTAATTTTAAAAACTAAATTGTTTTTATTTGTTTTTCCAATAAATGTACAATTAGTATAATCTTCAATTAAAATTAAACCCGTTTTTTTCTGACTTTCAGAAATTGAATATTGTAGAATGTCGTTTTTTTGGTTTATTTTATTAATTTTAGTTTTTAAAAAGTCCACTTTATTTTTATTTTCTAATATTGGTTTTTCTTCATTTTTAATGTTAAAATAACCAGATAAAACTTTTTCAACTTGGGATTCACCAAATATTGAATCCATTACTGTTTGGTAACCCTCTTTAGTTTCAGGTGATGGTGCACCTTCAGTATCATCACCCATTTCAGGCATTGGTGCTCCCATTTCATCAGTACCATCTCCACCCATTTCAAAATCATCTTCAGCTCCAAAATTTAAATCAGCTTCACCTTCTCTACCATACTCATCAAACCCTTCAATTTTATCTACGATATCTTCTCTATCGTCATCGTCAAGTTTGTTTAAATCTATTGCCGAAACAATTGAATTTATTACGTATTTAATATCTTGAGAATCAAGTCCTTTATCTTTGTCAAACATTCTTAGTTTTTGACTTAATTTACCTGTTAGTTTTTGAATTAATTTTAAGTTACTTGGACCACCTTCTTCATCTTCGATATCACCATCCATCATAGGTGCATCGCCAGGTGCCATAGGCATTTCCGGTTCTTCTGGTGTAGCTTCACCACCCATATCTGGCATCGGTGCCCCTTCAGTATCACCACCCGTATCAGGCATCGGTGCCCCTTCAGTATCGCCACCCATTTCAGGTGCCGGTGGAGCCATATCAGGTGCCGGTGGAGCCATATCAGGTGCCGGTGGAGCCATA